GTATTGCTTATTTATCTGATAAATATACAGCCCCTTTTACTTTATCGGTTGCTATTCATAGCCGATTGTGCTACAATAGTAGAATGCTATTCATAAGGAATCTATGTCATTAATCCCAACGCCTGCACCAAAGAAAAAAAACTATTTAAATAACCGGGATATCCTAAAAGAAATCCACGAAAGCAAAACGACATATTGTCATTTTACAAAACCCGAATATCACCGATATGACCTAATCGTTGATCTACCACTCACTTCTATTGAAAATAGTTTTGAATATGCTTTCAGCGAAGATGCTATCACGCTTGCTAAAGAAACCAGGGCATCTAGGTTAAGTGTGGATTCTGGTGTTAAAGTAGATCCATCAGAAATTCCCGTCACTGACTTGGTATTTCGTGTAATGACTTGGGATCACGTTCCGGTAGCTGTTAAACAACCCAGAAAAACAGTTAAAAAGAAAACAGCAAAAGATATATTTGAGTTCAATGAGATAGATCCTAGTGAGGTTTTTGCCGATTTAGAGGATCCTGTCACTAAAGCTGAAGTAGATGATATGGTTCACGTTAAGGTAAATTTCCCTCCGTTCCAACACTACAAAATTGATGAGAATAACTCTTTCTACTGCGTTGGTAAATCACATTGGCAAGGTTCATTAAACGAGGGTGCCTTCTCCAAAGATCACGGCAAAATTACTAATACACTCGCCCGTATGTATATTATGATGTGTGAAAAATACGCTATGAAATATAATTGGCGTGGTTATACATATAATGATGAAATGCGTAACTCAGCAATCCTTCAGTTAACTTATGTGGGTCTTAGATTTAATGAGGCCAAATCAGCTAACCCATTTGCTTACTACACCGCAGCCATCACTAATAGTTTTTGTAGGGTTTTGAATACTGAAAAACGAAATCAGAATATTCGGGATGATATCTTGGAAATCGCAGGTTTAAATCCCAGTTGGTCTAGACAATCAGCCGGCAGTCAAAGCGGGCAATATGAAGAGTAATTAACTTAATTTTATGCCACATTACGGATTGGTATACCAATCCGTAATCCCAATAGTGTTGTATTCTAGCTAGCTTGGTAGTATAATATCGTATGTCAAATTTATTTAAAAAAGCCGCAATATTTACTGATGTGCATTTTGGTGCCAAAAGTAATAGCCTAGTTCATAATCAGGATTGCGCCCAATTTGTCGATTGGTTCATAGCAAAAGCCAAAAAAGAGGGTTGCGAAACTTGCTTCTTTTTAGGTGATTGGAATCACCATAGAGCAAGTATTAATATCCATACGCTTCAATTTGGATTGCAAGCATTGGAAAAATTGAACAATGCGTTTGACCAAGTATTTTTTATTCCAGGAAACCATGATCTCTACTATCGTGATCGCAGGGATATCCATTCCATTGAATGGGCCAAGCATTTACCAAATGTCACTATCGTTAATGACTTTTTTAAACAAGGAGATGTTAGTATCGTTCCTTGGTTGGTGCAAGATGATTACAAAAAGCTAAAGAAGCTGTCAGGTAAATATTTATTCGGTCATTTGGAACTGCCTCATTTCCATATGAACGCGATGATAGCTATGCCTGATCACGGGGAGATAAATGAATCCCATCTTTCTGGATTTGACCAAGCTTTCTCGGGTCATTTTCATAAACGGCAGGCTCGTAAAAACATCTGGTACATTGGGAACGCATTCCCTCATAATTATGCCGACGCAGGCGATGATGCTAGAGGAATGATGATATTGGATTGGGGTCAAGATCCAGTATTTCATAGTTGGCCAAGACAACCTTTGTTTAGAGTGTATAAACTTAGCGAAGTTCTTGAAAACCCTGAAGGATTGCTGTTGATAGATAGTCACGTTAGGGTACACCTTGACATTGATATATCGTATGAAGAGGCAAACTTTCTTAGAGAAACATTGATACCGGAACATAAATTGAGAGAAATGACATTGATTCCTATTAAAGGTGAACAAACTGAGCAAACAACTGGCGGAACACTACAATTTGAATCGGTAGATCAAATTGTGCTGGAAAGCATTAATGCTATTGAAAGTGAAGCTTTTGACAAAAGGCTTTTGTTGGACATCTACAATAATCTATAAGCTATGGCAATAATACTTAAAAACATCACCCTACGCAACTTTCTTTCAATTGGACAGGTAACGCAAGCAGTTAATTTTGACAGAACTGATCTAACGCTGATACTGGGAGAGAATCTAGACCTAGGCGGTGACGGAGCTAGAAATGGTACGGGTAAGACTTCTCTGATCCAAGGTCTTAGCTATGCGTTGTTTGGCGTACCCATCAATAGTATCAGGAAGGACAACCTCGTCAATCGTACCAATAGTAAAGGTATGATGGTTACATTAGACTTCAGCGTTAATGGTACCGAATACAAGATTGAGCGTGGTCGAAAGCCTAACATCCTTAAATTCTATGTGAACAATGTTCAACAAAAAGTACAAGATGACGCTCAAGGAGAAAACAAAGAAACGCAAGTTGCCATTGAGCGGGTAATCAATATGTCAGCAGATATGTTTCGGCATATTGTTGCGTTGAATACTTATTCAGAGCCTTTCCTCGCGTTGAAGTCAAATGAGCAGCGAGATATCATTGAACAGTTGCTTGGTATCACGCTGTTGTCGGAAAAAGCTGATGTCATCAAAGAAATGATTAGAAATTCTAAAGATGATATTCAGTCTGAAGAATTTAAAGTTAAAGCCATTGAAGAAGCCAATAAACGAGTCAAAGAACAAATTGAAAGTTTGAAGCGTAGACAGAGGCTTTGGCAAACAAAGCACGACAGCGACCTCTCTATCCTAGTCTCACAATACGATGAACTAAGTAAAATTGACATCGATGTTGAATTGCGGTCGCATAAAGACTTGATCGTCTATGAGCAAAATAAAAAGAAACAGGAACTGCGAGGATCGCTCCTAGCCAGGCAATTGGTTTGGAAGCAAAAACAAACGGCCGACATTGCTGAATTGGATCTAGAGTGGACTAACAAAAATAAAATAGATATTATCGCAGAGCTAGCGGCTCATAAGGCATTGGCTCTCTATGTAAGCACAAAGGCGTCACTGGAAATAGTAACGCGGGCTATTGAAACGCTTGAGACCAATCTAAAGAAAGAAAAGAAAACAGTAGATAAACTAGCAAAAGAGGTAAAAACGCTTGAGAATCATACCTGCTATGCCTGTGGTCAAGATTTCCACGATGACAAGCACATTGAAGTGCTAGCTGAGAAAAAATCACTACATACTATGGCAGTGGCTGATCAGACTGCAATAGAAACAGAGCTAGTAGTGAAGAGGAAAGAAAGTTCCAAGTTAGGTAAATTGGGTGCGATGCCTGTCACTCATTATCAGAGCGAAGCAGAAGCTATTCGGCACAGTAGTGATACTGATAATATCAAACAGAAAATTACTGCTAAACAAGGGGAAAGTGATCCTTATTCAGAGCAGTTAGTTGAGTATCCCGAAATTGAGTTGGGGACGATGCCAGTTACTATCTATGAAACTGAGATAGAAGCGGTAGAACATAGAAGCACTGTATCTAATCTACTACAACAAATTACAAATAAAAGTGCTGATACCGACCCTTATAGTGAACAAGTAGTTGAGATGGAGAGTCAAACTCTACAAGAAATCAATTTTGCCACTATCAATCGGTTGACAAAGACGATGGAACATCAGAAGTTTTTACTTGATTTGCTTTCAAGTAAAGATAGTTTTGTTCGGAAACGAATTATTGATCAAAATCTAAGTTATTTGAATACCAGATTGACGCATTATCTTGACAAAATTGGGTTGCCGCATCAAGTGGTATTTCAAAATGACCTGACTGTGGAGATTACTGAGTTGGGCAGGGACCTGGATTTTGATAATTTGTCAAGGGGAGAACGCAATAGATTGATTCTGGGATTGAGTTTTGCATTCCGAGATGTGTGGGAAAATCTATACCATCCCATCAACACCCTGTTTATTGATGAGCTTATTGATTCAGGATTAGACACCATGGGAGTTGAAAATGCTATTGCTATTCTTAAAGATATGAGTCGGCGTAGGCAGAAATCAATATGGTTAGTCAGTCATCGGGAAGAGTTGGCTGGGCGTGTACCTAGTGTTTTGAAGGTGATTAAAGAGGGCGGATTCACCTCGTATTCTTCAGCTTCGGACATGGAATAAATTATAAATGCTCGAAAGCATAGCATAAGTATTAATATGACATCACCGCAGAAAGCAAAGGGATCTGGATTTGAAAGGGAAGTTGCGAAATTTCTCTCAACCTTGTATGGCGAAAGCTTTATTAGGGCTCCAGGCTCAGGTGCTTATATCGGTGGTAAAAACCAGCATCGCACTACATTCTTACACGAAAATCAAGTTCGTTCTTTTAAGGGCGATATTGTACCAGGTGAAAGCTTCTCTAAGATGAACATGGAGTGCAAATTTTATGCTGATTTTCCTTTTCATTTACTTCTATCAGGCGAATGTAAGATAATAAACGCCTGGATTGATCAATTGATGGAAGTTGCCGATATAGGTGACATAAATCTATTGTTTATGAAGTTCAACAGAAAAGGTCGTTATGTGGCTGTGCAATGCGGCCCCACTTGGATAACCGACAACTTTATTTATTATTCATCTAATAAGTTTGGAGATTGGTTAATCATAGAATTTGATGATTTTTTTAAACACAACAAAGACTTACTTAAAACTTATTCATCAACCCCCACCGACACCAAGTCAATTTTAACAATCAACACCACCGTTTAAAAAAATAACATTTCGTTTGATCGGGGCTCCCCGGTCCTCCTTGAGTTTGTACAGATTGTGCTGTGCTGACGGATCTGGAGTAAGCGCATCTGATATTAATATCAGATATGGCTATACCGAGAAGGCAATCGACAAAGCGAACCTTCAACAAGTCTATGATAACTTCATTTTTAAATCATAGAATGTGCGTTGCGTAGGCGTCAATTGAAATAAATTGATAGACCTTACTACAGCTCCATAAACTTTACAGAGCAACCGGTAGCGTTTAATGTCCCAAATAGGCAATTAGACGGGAGAAAAATGACAATGGATGACGGGCACGATTACAACCCTTAACCACTGGTGGTGCTAATTAGCACTACCATGGCTTCAAGTGCAAGATAGTTAAAACAACTATATAGAGATTACTATCTAGTAGTTTACTAAACAATACCGAACGTAGTATGAGCGAAGCGAATACTAGTGAAGGTATTAGATGGCTGAAGGCCATCTATGATAGTGAATGCAAAATTAGATAAATGAATAATTATGGATATCAAAAGAATGGCAATTGAGATTTTTTCGTCATATCAAGATTGTATTCTATAATGCCATTTATGTGGTCGCGCTCGGCTGAGGACATATTTAATATGTCCTCATATGATACCCCTCCCCGCATATACCAAGCCATGCTTAACGCATTCTTTTTTATTGCGATGCACTCGTTGTCATAATCATCTATCAGCTTCCCAACGCCCTCAGGGCTTAGGCGAAGAAGCCTTAACCGAAAAAATCAGAAGTATTCAGAATGAATTGTTGATCGTATTCGTGTTCACAGTGAATACATTTAATTTTCAATGGCTTTATTTCAGTCTGTGCTTTTAAGCTGCCATTTTGATCTCTAATAGCAGCGTACATGTTTTTATCACAATTCTTCAAGAAATCTAAAATAAAGTTTTTATCATTTACTATGGTGTCTGGCGTTTGTATACGGTCTATGGCCGACGCTAGAATATTCATTGTAAGATCGGTAATTTTTCTCAATGCTTCTTGACCTTGAAGTGCCCGTTTTGCTTCATCACTCTCATTGTCAAGACCTGCAAACACACGTTGCAATTCAAACTGACCCAAACTGGCAGCATTCATTTCTTTATATGTTAGTGGTCTGAAGTTAATAAGTAGTTCATTAATTTGAAAAGGTGTCTCGTAATTTCCGGATTTTAATTGAGATAAAATTCCAATTAAATTAACCCCGTAATTGGCTACTTCTGAACATTCCGGACACTGTGACTCGATTTCCATATCGCTACCACCGGCTGCCGACTTAATAGCAATAAGAATAGCATCTAAGTCAATGCTATTGATGGACCATGGCTCTTTAATATCAGGAATGCAACTTTTTATTAGTTCAGTCATTGCCGTTCCATTAAACAGTGCATCCGGAGTCTTTGATGTTATTTCATCAATTGCCGTCATTGGATAAACTGGAACTTCACCCGATTCAGGAATAGTAACTACTCCGGGGGCATAATGTTTACCACCGCTAGGTAGTTTGAGATACACTGCTGGTCTGCGAAAATACTGTTTTAGCGGATTGTTATTCAATGACATTTTTTTCCTTTGATAAAGATTGTGGCTTTGCCCAATAATAAATACTATGTAGTCTATTTATTGATTGCAACCCTCCTCTAAAAAAACGGACAATATTATGAATGACGAAGAACTAAAGCAATTTACAGAAAATATGCGGCAATTAAATGACGTAATGCCGAATCTTATTGCGGGGATGAGTTTACAGTCTAAGTTATTGCACGAACAGGCAGTAGCTAGTGGGGCAGCCGCCGGTGCATACAATACTGCTAACAAGCGTATGAAAGACGGGGAATCAACCGTCGATAACTATTTTAAATCATTGAGGGACAAAACAGAATTTGAAAAGGCAGATGCTGAAGCTACTAAAAAACACGCTGAAGCAATGAATAATTGGTCGAATGCTGGCGCTAAGAGTGTTGATGCTCTTAAAGGATTTGGTTCAGCATTACTAGATACTACGAATAGTTTTTCAAAATATGGCTCATCAGTCACTAGTGCCACTGGCGCTGTTTCAAGTTTAGCTCAAAATTTTGGTCGAACAGGAAAAGTGATAGGTGAATTCGTAAAAGTTGCTGGTTTTGCAGTAAATGCTTTCTTGAAACAAGCTGATCAAGTGCTTAAAGCATACGATGATATGGCTAGTTTTGGTGCAGCAAGTGACCTCACTACCAAGCAAATCACTGAGATGGGCTTTGCTGCTGGCTATTCCACTCAAAATTTGGACAAATATATTGCTATTCAAAAGTCCTTAGGCACCGATATGATAGGTTTGGGTAGTACTGTATCTAGCGGTGCCAAAACGTTTGGCGAATTATCGAAGCTTAATGAAAAAGAGATAGACAATTATCGAAGACTAGGTGTCAGCCAAGAACAATTCAATCAAAATCAAGCTGATAGTATTAAGTTGATGATGAGGTCAGGGCAGGTTGTCACTGACAGAATGAAAACAGACGGTACTCTACGTCAACGTACGGTTGAGTATACCGATAGTTTGTTACAGTTAGCGGCATTGACCGGTGAAAATGTAGATGCTCTGAAGAAACAAAAAGAAGCGGCAGTTGCTACGATAGCATCTCAGGTATTTTTATCAAATCAAAACAAGAAAGCGGCTGAGTTAGAAGAACGTGCATCTAAGGAAACGGATGAGGGTAAAAAACAGGAATTGATGGCATCCGCTACACAAATTAGAGGTGAAACAAAACGCACTGAAGATTTATTGTTAGTTGCAAAACAACAAATGAGTCCCGAAAAATTTGCCGCATTTAGTAAAATGGCTACAGTTGGTGTAGTTACACCGGAGGGTGGCAAAATATTAACCACAAATCCTGAGATTATGTCCTTTATAAAGGCTGTTAAAGAAGGCAAAGAAGAACCTATGATGTTGCGCAAGGAACTATCTGAAGGTACAGCCAGAATGAGAGATCAGTTTGGATTTGCTATTTCAGCAAGCGACGATGCAGCAACTCAATTGGGCGCAAGAGTTGAGGACTTCACTAACTTAACTCAAATGGAAGGTAAATCACGTGATCAGTATCGTAAAGAAATTGTAGAAGGTCGTTTCATGGCAACGGCAAATCCCGAGGACTTGAAAAAGAGGGAAGATGAGGTAAGAAAGCAAGCAGCAGTAGAGTTAGATGCAGAGAAGAAGAAAAGCCTTCTAGGACAAGCCGATCAGTTAAAAGCAAAAAGAGAAGATCCGGCGTTGGTTATGAGAAATAACATGCTTAATACTGAACGAGATGCTCAGATAGTGTTATCTAAATTGTTAATGGATTCTAACCCGTTAATTAATGGGTTCACGCTTGCAACAACGGCTGCTACTGTGCTTGCTGCGGCTGCAGGTGCGGCAGCCCTAAGCTTAGGGTATATGGCAGGCAAAAATATGCTAGGGAAAAAAGACTCGGCCGGAGCTGCAGGAGGGACGCCACCGCCGGCGGCGGCAGACTTACTAGATAAAAACGGTAAACCATTAACTGGAGCTGCAAAAACTGCTAGAGAAGCAAAATTAGCAAGAGAAGCCGCCGCCGCAATTCCGGTAGCGACCCCATCAGTACCCACACCAGCTGCTGGAGCGGCAGCCGGCGGATCTAAGTTAGCAAAAGCGGCATCTTCTTTAGGTAAACTAGCAGGACCGTTAAGTAAGTTCGCAAAAGCTATCCCTGGAGTAGGGGCAGCCGCCGGAGTAGTAACTGGTGGATTAACGGCATATGAAGGTGTAAAAAAGTCTGACGAAGATGTAGCATCGGGAAAAATAACAAAAGATGAAGCTACCGTACAGAAAGCAGAAGCTGTAGGTAAAGGTACTGGACAAGCTGCAGTAGCAGCAGGTGGTGCTTGGGGTGGTATGGCCGCAGGCGCTGCTTTGGGAACTATGTTATTTCCGGGAATCGGTACTATTATTGGTGGTGCATTAGGAACAGCAGTCGGCGGATATCTAGGCTCAAAAGGCGGCGAAATGATAGGTGAGAAAGTTGGCAAAGTGGCCGGCGAGAAAATGATCGCAAAACCTATTGTTCCAACTGCAACTGCAACCCCAGTCGTTCCAACTGCAACCCCAGTCGTTCCAACTGCAACCCCAGTACAGAATACCGCCGCGTTAGATCCGGTGATGGATGTTATTGCCAAGCAAACTGATTCCACAGAAAAACAAGTAGTTATCACAACTTCATTTAATAAAAAATTAGAAGAGGCAACTATCTCTCTAGGAAACTTAACGGTTTCATTTAATAAGTTCAACACTTCCCTGAAAGACAATCTAGATACTACCAAAGATACCGCTACTACAGAAAAGGCTAATGCTGATAGTATCAAGGGTGCGTTTATTGATATTGACAAATTACGAACTCAAATAACAACTAACAAAAATGTTAGCAGTTCGATGCCCGGCACTCAAATAACAACTAACAAAAATGTTAGCAGTTCGATGCCCGGCACTCAAATAACAACTGAAAAAAATGCTAGCAGCGTGATCGCCGGTGGTCAGACATCGATGTCCAAAGAACAGCAGAAATGGTTAGGTGGAGCAGATGTCACCGATCCATTCATTAGAGAACGAATGAACAAAGCGATCCCTCCTAAACCAACTGGTGAAGGTGGGGATATGTCAAAATATTTACAATCTATCGCTATGATTGAATCAGGCGGGAATACTAACGCCAAAGCAAAAACTAGCTCTGCTGCAGGGTTATTTCAGTTCACAGATGCTACGTGGAAAGATATGACTAAAAAGATGGGTAAGGATTACTCATTAGAAGATAAGACAGACCCAGCAAAAGCAACAGAAGTTGCAGAATTCTTTACCAAATTACAAAAGACACAGTTAGAAAAAGGTACTGGAAAAGAGGCAAACTCTACTGATATGTACATGGCTCACTTTTTAGGTGCCGGTGGAGCAACATCATTCCTAAATGCACTGGGCAAAGACCCGTCTAAGTCGGCAGCAGAACACGTAGGCAAAAAAGCCGCAGACGCTAATATTGGCATATTCTATGATCAAAGTGGTAAACCTAGATCGTTAGATGAAGTATATAAGTTGATGGAATCTAAAATTGGTAAGGCAGAACAGTCAGTTACTGCAGGTGCATTTGGCGGTAAACCACTACCGGACGCTGTAGCAAAAATAGGCACATCGGCTACAAATAAACCCTCAACTATGGTTGCATCTGCTCCAGCAACACCCACAGCCGCAATCTCATCTGCTGCTCCTAGCAGCGGCGGAGGCACTAAGGTAGCCTCATTAACACCTAAAGCAACTGATACTGTTACTACAAGAGGTGTATCATCTTCATCGAAGGGTGATAAAGACGCAGGTAGTGATATGAAAGATTTACTGGCGTTTACATCTAACACCGGTAGCATGGAAAACTTCAAGGATTTAAATGGAAACTTACAACAACAAATACTGGCCGCTGCTGCTGACTACAATGAAACTACGGGCAAAAAATTAATAATTAATAGCGCAAAAAGAGCCAGCGAAGATCAACAACGCTTGTATGATGAGACAGTAAAAGCGGGTAGACCAGGAAAGGGTCCTACTGGAATGGCAGTTGGTAAGCCAGGCAAGAGCGCACACGAAAGCGGAGATGCGGTAGATATTCAACAGGGTAAGGGTGACTCTGTGGCTATCGCTGCGCTTAACGCAAAAGGATTACAACAGACAGTAGCCAATGATCCGGTACATTTTCAATTGCCTAAAGCTAAGAACGGTGGAATATTTAACGGGTTAGAAAGTGGATTTCCTGTTGAGTTACACGGTGGCGGCGGAGGTGAGTTGATAAAACGATTAGACCCTAATTCTATACTAGAAAAGTTAGCTACAACACCAGCACCAATTGAACCCCCGGCTGCTCCTACTGCGGTAGCGGCTGGCCCAGTCTCAACTATTGACACCATTATGGGAGATATGGTTAGAATGAACGCTAGTATGATGGAAATGATGACTGATAAGTTAAATGTGATGATAGACAAATTGGGAACTAGCAATGATCTACAGGATCAGTTATTAAAGAATTCACTAGTTTAACACTAAATATCTTAGCAAAGTAACTAATATGACCTATAAAAAGAAATTTTTAAACAAGAGTGGTGTTTCTAGTCCTATATCAGGGATGAATAGTAACGCTGGAGCCTGGAACGGAAGTCCCGGTCAAAATGGCAGTTCAACTGGAGGCTGGAACAACACTGAGTTTGGTTATAAGAATTACATGAGTAGATTACCGGAAGTTTATACCGGCCATCCAAATCGAGTAGAGCGTTATAACCAATATGAAATGATGGATGTGGATGCTGAAATAAATGCGTGTTTAGATATTATTTCTGAATTCAGTACAATGAAAAATGAGCACAATAAAACTCCTTTTCAGTTTGAATTTAAAGACGAACCAACTCCCCACGAAGTTGAACTGCTTAAAACTCAGCTACAACAATGGTGTAAACTCAACGAATTTGACACAAGAG